TTCTCTTGAATTGAGAGACGTACTTAAAGGTGCATTTGACGATAGCATTCAATTCACTCTACCTAAAGGTGTACCACCTATCGACTCTGCTGAAAAGAAGAAGTACGATACAACACATCTAATCCATGAAACAAAGAAGTTCCGCTACTTTGTTAAAGGTGGTCCAGGTGATCAAATTAATCCGATCCGTAAAGAAAAAATGTTTATTGACATTCTTTATCGAATTAGTGATTCAGAAGTAGAACTTGTATGCCATATGAAAGATAAAACTCTTGAAGGTGTGTACAAAGGTCTTACTAAAAAATTAGTTGCAGAGGCATTCCCAGGATTGCTTTCTAGATAAATAAACATATGATTAAAGATCTTAATCCAATTCTTATTTAAACCAAAAGCTCGGTCATTGATGATCGGGCTTTTTTCGCTTTCGGGAGGTTCACTTTACTTTTACTCTATATTATGTTCTGTTAGTATGTACAACATTTCTCAAGGAGAACAAATGGTTCCTTACCAATTAGACCAACTCAAAAAAGATTCCAAGGAGCTCGATCATTGTATAGCAAGAATGAACAAGGAAGGACGAAGCGATCGTGCTAGTCAACTTCAAATGAAGAAAGCACATATCGATTCGTACATCGAAAAAGTCACAGAGTCAAAGTATAAGTACCACTGAAAGTAGGTGATCAATATCTCGGCACAGGACCCGCAATGGGTCCTGTGTTCGTTTGTAAACCAAAGTATTAGTATACTAATTTAGTCAACTATTAGTGTACAACCAGCAAGAACTATGGTATAATTTACCTATGTCAATGATATACACCAAACAATCCGTCAAGCGCAAGGCTAAAAAGCCTGATGCTAAAGCCCGTGAACTTGCTGCTAGCTGGGAAGCTATGATGAAGAAGTACGAACCATCTAAACCGCTTCGCGTGTCTGGATGCACTGATTTGTCAAGCAGCTATAGGTTATCCATTCCAGAGGGTCGAGACACTAAAAAGTACAAGTCTCTGAATAGTGGTCACCACGATACCGCTTTGAAGCCCTCAAAGGCCTATACGGGCACTAAAATGATCGGTATTGGTACCCTACACAAGTCCAACGCAGTTCCTGTGTTTAGCACTGAAGAAGCTAGTGAGATGGCTCGTATGAGACGAGGATAAGTAGTACTTTAGGTTACAGTTTATAGTATACTAAATTAGTCAACTATTGGTGTACAAAGCTCGCAATCTATGGTATAATAATCTCATAAACAAAAAGGATAGTAGATGTATCGTTACCTTCTGGTTCAAACAAATGGTGAAGTTCAAGTTTTCTTTGTGAAAGGTTGTGCTGAAATCTTTAAACAAATCAAAGGCGGTGGTACAATTACTGAAGTTTACGTAGGACCTGAAAAATGATTTTTGACATTCTCGAAGAATTAGCAAGTGATAACTCCCGATTGTTCAAGCAAGCTTTGCTTGAGAAACATAAGGACAATGACGTCTTAAAAGAAGTTTTTCGACTTGCTTACGATCCATTCACTCAGTTCTACATTCGTAAAATTCCTGCTTACACACGTAACACAGGCAAAATGGACGGGCAACTTACATTGCAAACTGCAATGCCTCAACTAGGAATGTTGAGTACACGTCAAGTTACAGGTAATGCTGGCATTGAATTCCTTGCAGATTTGCTGTCACGTCTTGAAACAAAAGATGCTCAAGTTCTTGAACGTATCATTGGTAAAGATTTGAAGGTTGGTTGCTCTGCATCCACTGCAAACAAAGTGTGGGATAAACTGATTCCAGAATATCCATGCATGTTGTGTTCTCAGTTCGATCAAAAGATCGTAGACAAAATGAAGTTCCCAGCAATGGTGCAACTCAAGATGGATGGTATGCGTTTTAATGCTATCGTTAAAGATGGTGCAGTCGCCTTCCGTTCTCGTAATGGCAAGGAAATCAATTTGATTGGTAACCTTGAGCAAGAATTTATTGAGATGGCACGTGGTGGAAACGTAGTGTTTGATGGTGAACTTGTTGTAAGTGACAAAGGCCTTTTGCTTGATCGTCAAACAGGAAACGGTATTCTAAACAAAGCAGTTAAGGGTACCATTGGTACTGATGAAGCTAGAAAAGTGCATGCTACAGTGTGGGACGTCATTCCACTAGATCATTTTGTTGCTGGTAAAGGCACTACTGATTATGGCATCCGCTTTGCAATGTTGCAAACTATGAAGTTGCCTTCTAAGGTTCATTTGGTTGAACATCGTACTGTTGTTAACTTTGCTGAAGCTCAAGAAATTTTTGAGAAGTATTTGTCTGAAGGTCAAGAAGGTATCATCCTTAAAGACTTGCGTAGCAAGTGGGAAGATAAACGATCTAAAGGTCAGATCAAAATGAAAGGTGAACTTGAATGCGATCTGAAAATCGTTGGCATTCAAGAAGGCACCGGTAAGTATGTTGGTAAGGTTGGTGCATACCTTTGCGAATCTGCAGATGGTGTCATTAAAGTTGACGTTGGTTCAGGCTTTAAAGACGATCAACGTACTATTGATAAATCTGTTATTGGTAAAATTGTAGCAGTGAAGTACAACGTACGTATTAAAAACAAACAAGGTGAGGAGTCTCTCTTCTTGCCTATCTTCTTGGAAGTCCGTGAAGATAAAACTAAAGCTGATAGCTCTAAGGATATTAAATGACACGTTGGATTGAAAATGTTAGCTGGGATGATTGCAAGAATGGTTGGCATTCTGACATGGGTGAGAACGCTATGCTCATTCAGATTGCAGACCCTGCAACATTCTTCCCAGAGCCAAAGAAGGCTTTCAAGGAAATTCATCAATTTGAATTTCTTGACGTAGAAGAAAAGGACCCATTCCCAGAAGATTGCAAGTGCAGTCCGGAAGTTGCAGCACGATTGGTAGAACTATTACAACATGCTTTAGATAACAGTATGAATGTATTGGTCCATTGCCATGCAGGCATTTGCCGAAGTGGTGCTGTCGTTGAAGTTGGTGAGATCATGGGATTTACACCAACGGATCGTTTCCGTGCACCTAACTTGTTAGTCAAGCATCGTATGATGAAGGCTTTGGGTTTGACATATGACAGTGAGGAGAAGCCTTATGATAAGGGTGGATCCGTTAGCGCTTATGGGATTTTAATTCCATTCCGTGGAGTAGATAGTGAATAAAGAATTATTGAGAGATTTTGTACGTGCTAATCCAACCTTGGTCAATATGCGACCAGCTGGTGAAGGCATCTATGTTTTGAAGTATAAGAAGCGTGTGTTCTTTGACAACCTTTGGAATGAATATCTAGAGGAATGTCGTGGTACTATTATTGATGAAGACTTCAACATTGTGTCACGTCCATTTACAAAGATCTACAACTATGGCATTGAAGAAAAGTCTCCAAAGCTACGTGGTGATTTGATGGTTGATGCATACCGTAAGGTTAATGGCTTTATGGTTGCGATGACATGGCATCGTGATGAGGTGTTAGTTTCAACTACAGGTTCAACTGACTCTGAATACGTTGAGATGGCTAAGTCATATATGACTGACAAAATCAAGATGACATGTAAGATGTTTCCAGATAGCACATTTATGTTTGAGTGTGTACATCCTAACGATCCACATATCATTCCTGAAAAGGAAGGTTTGTATTTACTAGGTTATCGCACAAAGAACTGGACAAGCGCTGTTCGTGTTAACCCAGAAATGTTGAAGAACTTTGGTAACATGATGGAAGTGCAAGTGCCTGAGCATTATTATGTGTCTATGGACACTCTACAAGGTATGGCTAAGTCATGCAAGCACGAAGGCTTTGTATTTTATACATCTTATGGTGTATCTGCAAAGATCAAGTCACCTTATTACCTAACATCAAAGTGGGTTGCTCGCAATCCACGTACAGACAAGTTAGTTAACCTTCAAAACGACATCAAGAAGAATCTTGATGAAGAGTATTATCCACTTGTGGATGCTATTAGACAAAACATTGAAGCGTACACTTTGATGTCCGAACAAGAACGTTTGGCATGGTGTCGTAACTTTTTATCGTAAGCCCTGTACAACGGGCTTTAACTGTGATATAATATACCTATGACTAGAAAAGATTTTATTACAAGTGATATTCACTTTGGACATAAGAACATTATGTCCTTCTGCCCTGTAACTCGTGCTCGATTCAAGAACGATGTTAACTTTATGAATGAAGAAATCATTCGTGAATGGAACGAAGTCGTTCAACCGGAAGATCACACTTACATCTTAGGTGATGTCGCCTTCTGCAATGCTGCAACAGCAACTGCTTATATGAAACGTCTGAATGGTACTAAGACATTGGTCGTTGGTAACCATGACGTTAAGTTAATCCGTGATGCAGGCTTCCATAGTTGCTTCGTTGAAGTGCGAGACTATATGCGGATTGTACACAATGGGACTGTAGTAACTATGTTCCATTACCCTATTGCTGAATGGGATCAAATGCATCGTGGTGCTGTACATCTGCATGGTCACCTGCATGGTGGCAAGAGTGGATTAGAAGGTTCACGCGCATTAGACGTTGGCATGGATTCAACTGGTAAGGTTGTATCTTCATTAGATGAAACTGTAGCATTTGCATTACGCGGTGCTATTCGTTCACACCATCAAAAAGGTGAGTGATTATGAAAATGATTTTAGTAAGAGGTTTGCCAGGTTCTGGTAAGTCAACTATTGCAAAGAACTTGATTGGTTGGTATTGGCATATTGAAACAGATCAATTTTGGATGAAGGATGGCGAATACAAGTTTGACGCATCTAAGTTAGGTGAAGCTCACAAGTGGTGTCAAGATGAAACTCGTAATTTGATGAATCGAGGTTTTAGTCCTGTAGTGTCTAACACATTCACTACAAAGAAAGAACTGCAACCTTATTTTGACATTGCTAAAGAGTTTCATATTGTACCACAAGTGATCTTATGCCAATCTCAGTATGGTAACATCCATAACGTACCAGAGGAAACTCTGAAGCGTATGGCTGCTCGATTTGAATACGACATCTCTGACTTATGAAACCATATCTACACGGAAGAATTCATGCCAAAAAATACGGAGGTAAGTCAGAAGACTACGCCGACATCGACGACTTTATCGATTCATCCAAGTGCGCTGTACCAGACGTTCGTCATCGGGCCATCCTGCACTCAGCTTTCGGATGCTTTATTGTCGAACGGATGTTCGGTCGTACGAGATTTAACTCCGACGGAAAAGAGTATAGTCCACGTGACGTCGCGGAAGACCACATCCTCCAAGACCTCGGTTTCTTACCAACAATGGAACAATACCTCAACAACATGACCATTCAGCCTTGGATGAGTGGAACCATGAAAACAAACCAAGTGACACGTAAACACATCAAACTGGAAGATTAAATTATGACTAAAGCGACTATCACTCAAGCACCTATCAAAGGCGCATTAGGTAACGAAGTTCAAGTTGGTGATACCGTCATGGTAGTTACTACTGGTTGGGGCAATACGTATTGCACTAAAGGTAAGTATATTGGTTATGTTGAAGGCAAAGGTTACTACAAACACCGCGCTAAAGTAGAAGTGCAAGAGAAAAAATATGTTCGTTATTGGAAAGACACTGGTGCAAAGTTCCAATATAGTGGTGAACGTGAGCGCGGCATGATGAGTGGTAGCGCCTATTACGACATCTTACGTGATCAGACTGTTGTTAAGGAAGAACCTTACACTCGTGTAACTACATTGAACTTGAATCGTATTGCAACTCTGAAAGACTAAGATGGATAAAAACCTACAAGTTGAATTTGATAAATTGATTAGTGACCAATCAGAATTGCGTCGTCAATTCCAAGAGAAAGCACAATCGTTGTTTAAGAATATCACTAAAGAATTCTTTGATAAAAATCCTGGCATCACTGCTTTTGTATGGACGCAATATACACCTTATTTCAATGATGGTGATACATGTGAATTCAGTGTAAATGAAGTTGCATTTACCAACGCACCAGATCCAGAAAATATTCGTTGGGAAGAATATGAAGGCGATGAAGAAGGCGTATGGATAACTAGTAACATTAAGTACGCTTTGGAAAGTGATCATCAGTATTACAAGGAAACCGCCGATTTAATTCGTTCTAAAGGTGGTGTCGATCTTGCTTCATGTGAAATGATGTCTAACGCAATCAGTTCACATGAGATGGAAGATGTCATGCTAGCAATGTTTGGCGACCACTCAAAGGTTATTGCTACTCGTGATGGTTTTGACGTAGAAGAATACGACCACGATTAAACTGTAACCTTTTGTACTATATGTACAAGCTACTAAATTTGTGGTATAATATAATCATGAATTTAGTAGAACACCTCAAATCTCGACACCTCGACTTCAATCTCCACAGGCCTATGCTTGATGAAGATGAAGTCGTTGCTACGTTCTACTTGTACAACCTTTCAGGTCAACTTGTAGGCTACCAGCAATATAGACCATTAGGTGATAAGAAGCCTAACAACAATCCTAAGGAAGGTAAGTACTTCACTTATAAGAAGCAACCTACACTTTCTGTTTGGGGTGTTGAGTCACTTCATCTTTCTCCTCATGTTGTCTTTGTAACTGAAGGTGTCTTTGATGCTGCGAGATTGACATCCAAGGGCTTCTCTGCACTTGCTGTATTGTCCAATAATCCTACACTCGATCTTCGTAACTGGCTTTCTTGTTTAAACAGGAAGGTTGTATGTGTATGTGATAATGACGCTGCAGGTAGAAAGCTTGCAAAGTTTGGCGACTACGCCGAGTACATGACTGAGAAAGACCTTGGCGATTCTACAGACGAGGAGGTCGAAAATTTATTGAAAAAATATGCATAAAGCCCTGTACAGCGGGCCTATTTTGTGGTATAATAAATCTAAGCATGATATATAGAATATATCAAGACAATACTAAGGAGTTTAGAATGTCAGAGAAAATCAAAGCCGGTATCTTCATCGGTCGATTCCAACCAGTCCACCAAGGACATGTACATGCGTTAGGAATCGCAGCATCCCAAGTAGCTCAGCTCTACATTTTTGTGGGATCAGCAAATCAATGTCGCAGTATTAAGAATCCATGGACGTTCAAAGAGCGTAAGATCATGTTGACCAAAGCATTGTATGCTCAACGTATCTTTAACTATGAGATTGTCCCAATGAATGACTATCAATATAGTAACACTCAATGGATGTCAGATGTACGTTCAACTATTGAACACTATACTGATGAAGTTCCAACATTGTTTGGTCACATGAAAGATGGTAACAACTATCTGAAGTGGTTTCCAGATTGGAAGTTCAAGAACATTGAAGCACAGTATAATGTTAATGCTACTAAGATTCGTGCAGATATGTTTGAATCAAATGATAACGTTATGCCAGCAACAGTGCAAGCAGACTATAAGTTCTACCAAGGTGAAACTAATCGATTCAAAGATTATCCTTTCCCTGAAACATTGAACTTTAATTGTAGTGATGCTATCCTTGAGTGTCAAGGTCACATCCTCTTGATTAAACGTAAGTTTGCACCAGGAATGGGTACATGGGCACTTCCCGGCGGGTTCCGCAATCAACGTGAAACATTCCTTGATTGTGCTATCCGTGAATTGATGGAAGAGACTAATGTTCGAGTTCCTGAGAAAGTTCTTCGTGGTTCTATCGTAAAGACAGAATTGTTTGACGATCCTAGTCGTTCATTCGGTATTCCACGAAATACCTTGGCAGTCTACATGCGTGTCAATCCTGACCCAGATGGAAGTCTACCACGAGCAAATGGCGCAGATGATGCAGCCGAATGTAAGTGGGTTCCATTAACTGACGCATTAAATAGCTATGATCTATATGACGATCACAAAGCTATCATCTCGAAGATCACAGGTGTTATGCCAATGCCTGCATTTGTAACAATAAAGTAAGGAGCTTACTATGAAACTCGCTAAAAATATCATCTTGAACACTGACTCTTATAAAGCTTCTATGTTCAAACAATATCCAGTCGGCACTACTGGTGTCTACTCTTACATTGAATCTCGTGGTGGCAAATATGATCAAACATTGTTCTTCGGTCTCCAAGCATTCATCAAAGAATACTTACTGGAACCTATCACACAAAACGACATCGATGTTGCAGAGTCAATCCTCACAGCCCACGGCGAACCTTTCAACCGCGAAGGTTGGCAATACATCCTTGAAGCCCACAAAGGTTTCTTGCCTGTGGTCATCCGCGCAGTCCCAGAAGGTACGGTGGTTCCTGTAAGCAACGTGTTGGTAACTATTGAGAACACTGACCCTAAGTGTTTCTGGTTGACAACTTACTTGGAGACCGCATTGCTTCGAGCTGTATGGTATCCTACAACTGTGGCAACTCAATCTTGGACTATCAAGAAAGTGATTACTGATTATTTGGAGAAGACTGGTGATCCAACTGGTATCGATTTTAAACTGCACGATTTCGGAGCACGTGGTGTTAGTAGCCAAGAAAGTGCTGCAATTGGTGGGGCTTCACACCTCGTCAACTTCATGGGAACAGACACTATTTCTGGCTTGTTATTTGCTGCTGAATACTACAACGCTGGCATTGCTGGTTTCTCTATTCCTGCAGCCGAACATAGTACTATCACTAGTTGGGGTCGTGACAATGAAGTAAACGCATATAGAAACATGCTTACCCAGTTTGCAAAACCAGGGGCAATCCTCGCAGTAGTAAGCGATTCATATGACGTGTTTAACGCAGCAGCAAACTTGTGGGGTGAAGAACTCAAGGCTGAGGTTATAGCATCAGGTGCAACACTGGTTATTCGTCCTGACTCTGGCGATCCTGTTGAAGTTAACCGTAAATTGATTGAAATCTTAGGAGCAAAGTTTGGATACACTACCAACGCAAAAGGATTCAAAGTCCTCAATAACGTTCGCCTCATCCAAGGGGACGGTGTCAATGAGTTATCCATCCGCTCTATCCTTGGGGCATTCATGGCAATGGGATGGTCAGCAGATAACATTGCATTCGGTATGGGCGGTGCCTTGCTCCAGCAAATCGATCGAGACACACAACGATTCGCAATGAAGTGTTCAGCAATGAGTACTACTGAACTTGTTGTGGATGGTGATCAAGGTACACGATATGTGGAAACTTGGTTTGATGTACAGAAAGACCCTATCACTGATAGTGGTAAGAAGTCTAAAGCAGGTCGTGTAAAGTTGTGGACTAACTCTGGTGGCGAATTTGCATCTGGTGTAACTCCTCCAACTGGATGGTCTGACAAAGGTATCGGTGGTTGGACAGAAGCAATGGTTCCTGTCTACTGGAATGGTAACTTACACAAAGACTACACCTTTGACGAGGTACGAGCAAACGCTCGCAAATAAACTTAATAGGCCCTGAAATACGGGCCTATTTTGTGATATAATAGTAGTATAGAAACAATGCTTTAATTTTGGAATACAATGTCACACTTTTTTCGTAATGGTAACACCTTCCGTGTAGCTGATAACAACTCATTGAACATGACTGAGCATTTGCCAGTCGGTACGTATATTGTTAAACAAGATCCGTTCAAGAATTTTTACTTGGAAATGATTGAATCATTCAAACAAGTTTCAAAGTTGTATGGTGATACTCAACGCAATAGCGATCGTATCATCTCAACATTCTTGTCTCGTGATAACAGCACTGGCGTTCTATTGAATGGTGAAAAAGGTTCAGGTAAATCTTTGCTAGCCAAGACATTGTCTATTGATGCTGCTAGCAAGTGGGGCATTCCAACAATTGTTATTAACCACCCTTGGGCTGGTGATGACTTCAACAAGTTGATTCAAGACATCGATCAACCATGTGTTATCTTATTTGATGAGTTCGAGAAAGTGTACGATCGTGAGACACAAGAACACATCCTGACTTTGTTAGATGGTGTATTCCCTACAAAGAAAATGTTTGTCTTGACATGTAACGATAAGTTTCGTATTGATACTCACATGCGTAACCGTCCAGGTCGTATCTTCTACATGTTGGACTTCAAGGGTTTGGCTACTGAGTTCATTCGTGAATACTGTGAAGACAACTTGAAACCAAACTTGCAAACACACATCCCACGTATCTGTGATATCGCCATGTTGTTTGATCAATTCAACTTTGATATGTTGAAGGCTGTCATTGAAGAAATGAATCGTTACGACGAAGCTCCACAAACAGCAATGCGCATGTTGAACGCTAAGCCAGAGTTCTCTAATGATGTTAAGTTCAACGTGTTGTTTACACACAAAGGTAACACAATCACATCAGGACATATCCCTAAGACTTGGGAAGGTAACCCTATGACAGCAGAGCGTATTCGCTTTGACTTCAATCCAAATCCACCTAGAAAAACTGTGCCAGGTGAAGAAGTGGATATCCTTGCTACAATTGATAATGACGATGACCAATGGATCTCGGTTTACTTCAGCTCAGGCGACTTGGTGCAAGTCTTACCAAAAGATGGTGTGTACACATTCATTCAAGGTGATAGCAAGTTGGTATTGACTAAGGTAGTACAGAAGTTCTTCCATTGGGATGCAGTATGAACGACATACTGCTAAA